TGACATTAGAAACTTTAAGTGCTTTTGACAAACTAAATACCGAGAATCAACAAAGAATATTGCGTGAAATTATAGGATATGCAGCTTCAAGTACCGAAGCTTCAGGAGTGTTTATTAAGATATCTTAATTATGGAGTTACATTATGTCTGCAACTGTGATTATACCAACAACTGGTGCACCAGAATTAAGAACGGCAATCGTATCAGTTTTAGACCAATCATATGATACCACTTGTTATGTGGTTGTTGATGGCGAACAATATTTCGGCAAAACACGAGCCATCGTCAGCGACTATGCCGGAAATAAAAACCTTAAAGTCTGTTACCTCCCAATCAACGTAGGATCAAACGGGTTCTACGGTCATCGTGTATATGCATCCTTCACGCACCTGGTCGACACGGAGTACGTCCTGTACCTTGACCAAGATTGTTGGTTTGATGAACACCACGTTCTCTCCTGCATAGAAACGATCCAAAATAATAATTTGGAATGGTGCCATTCACTTAGAAAAATTTATGATAAAGACAGCAAATACATATGCAATGATGATTGTGAATCTTTAGGAAAATATCAATCATACCACGGCATTAATCATATAGATACAAACTCTTATTGCCTTCCTACTAAAATTGCAATAAGATTAGCTAGTGTTTGGCATGGAGGTTGGGGACAAGATAGAGTTTTTCTTTCGGCCATTTCACAACATTTTAAGAAATATGATTGTACAGGATTATATACTTCTAATTATAGGGTGGATGGCAACCAGGGGTCTGTTACTGGAGATTTTTTCTTAAATGGTAATAAAATAATGAATGAAAAATATAAAGGAGTTTTTCCATGGCGAAAAATTTAATTATTGGTGGATTCACAAACTATGATTATAATCAATTAAAACCTTGGGTAGAATCAATTTGTGAAGTTACAACAGAAAATACACATAAAGTTGTAGTTATTGGAGATAACGTATCACAAGAAACTGTTGGTAAACTCATTAAACAAAACTTTGAAATTGTGAGATTTAATTCGAAACAAAATATTCCTATTCATGTTCTCCGATTTCTTTATATCTACGAATATTTAAAAGATAAATGGAAAGACTATAAGTACGTTGTCACAACAGATATGAAAGATGTTTATTTTCAAAGTGATCCTTTTGTATGGTTGCAAGACAATTTAGATTGTTTCACTCATCTTGTTGCTGGTTCAGAAGGTATGCTATACAAAGATGAACCTTGGGGTAATGAAAATTTGATGCAAGCATATGGACCATATGTACATAATTTATTTAAAAATAATGAAATTTATAATGTCGGAACAATTGCCGGAGACTCTGAGTATGTTAAAGATTTAGTTTTTAATATTTTTATTAATGCACTAAATCGGCCTATTCCAATTTGCGATCAAGCAGTTTATAATGTGTTGTTGCAAACACAACCATATAAAGATGTTACATTATTTTTAAAACAAAGTTCTGGTTGGGCAATGCAAGCAGGAACTACTGTTGATCCGTCCAAAATTAAAAGTTTTAGACCTTTTCTAACAGAAAAAGAACCGATATTTGAAGATGGTATTGTTAAAACTTGTGATGGAAAACCTTTCGTAATTGTCCATCAATATGACCGGGTTCCTGTGTGGAAAAAACATATACAAGAAAAATATAAACAAGAAAGTGATCAAGGATACTTTGTTTACAGGAGTTGATAATGACTAAAAAATTGATGATTACTGGTGGAGCCGGGTTTATTGGACACCATGTAGTATATTATCTGTTGAAGAATACAGATTATGATATTGTTTGTTTAGATCGATTAGACTTTTCCGGTAATCTAAATCGCATACACAAGATTTTAAACAACTTTGACAACAGTACAAAGAAAAGAGTCAAAATTGTTTACCATGACCTTAAATCAGAGTTTAATGAATATGTCATGAATAAATTGGGTGATGTTAATATTATACTACACATGGCTGCTGCATCTCATGTAACACGTTCAATTAAATATCCTGTCGAATTCATCAATGATAACGTAATTGGCACTACAAATGTTTTAGAGTATGCACGAAAATTAAAAAATTTAGAAAGAATGATTTACTTTTCTACAGATGAAGTTTTTGGTCCGGCTGTAGATGATAAACCATTTACAGAATGGGACAGGTTTAATGGTTGTAATCCATATTCTGCATCTAAAGCAGCAGCTGAAAGTATTTGTATCGCGTATGAAAACACTTATAAAATTCCCTTATACATAACGCACACAATGAATGTTTATGGTGAAGATCAGAGTGATGAAAAATATATTCCAATGATCACGAAAAAAATATTTAATGGAGAAACAATAACAATACATCAAGATAGTAAAACAGGACAAATTGGCAGTAGATGTTATCTACATGCACAAGATGTGGCCGATGGTTTATTATTTTTAATAAATTTAAAAGAAGTTAAACATGTTGATGGTCATAGGGGCGGCAGGTGTCACAAATTTAATATTTCTAGCAACGATGAATTAAATAATTTAGAAGTGGCAAAAATTGTTGCCAAGGCCATGAATAAGGATTTAAAATATAATTTAGTTGATCCAAATATCGATAGACCAGGACATGATTTTAGATATCTTATTTCTGGCGATTACATGAAATCTTTAGGATGGGTTAAAAAAATTGATGCTGATACTGGTATCACAAATGTTGTATTGAACATGGTAAAGGAACTTGATAATGGGTAATATCACTATAGTCACATCTTTTTTTGATATTGGTCGCGGAGAATGGACACCAGATAAAGGTCTTCCACATTTCTTACACCGTTCTACTGAAACATATTTGGAAAGATTCAGTTATCTTGCAAAAATTCAAAATGAAATGGTCATCTTTACAACAAAAGAATACGCACCAAGGATTGCGGAATATCGTAAAGACAACATTGATAAAACAAAAGTTGTTGTTGTAGACCATCCTAGGATTAGTTTTGCATCTATGCGAGAAAAGATTGAAAAGGTGCAAAGGGATCCAAATTTTCAACGCAATTTAACACCTTATCAAAGAGCGATGCCAGAATCATGGAGTCCGGATTTTTGTCTAGTTACTGACCTTAAAGCATATTATACAAATCTAGCAGTAGAAAATAATTATGTCAGTAATGATTTAGTTTCTTGGATTGATTTTGGGTATGCAAGAACTCCTGAGAAAGTTAGTAAATCTTGGAGTTATAATTTTAACCCTGAAAAAATTCATATCTTTCCAGATAAAGAATTGGGAAATAGGACAGTTGCAGAAACAATTTATCAAGGTGATGTTATTGTTTTTGGTGCTTTTGTAGTTACACACAAAAAACTTTGGCCAAAAATGAGTGAATTGATGTTCAAAAGTTTCGATATGTTATACGATCAAAATGTTGTAGATGATGACCAAGGGTTATGGTTGCAATCTTCATTATTGGAACCTCACCTGTTTGAATCTCATATGATTCCAGACCATAGACTTGGACATGATCCATTTGTAATTTTTGAAAAATTCAATCAGGCAAAATAAATGTATTCGAATAAAATTATAAACGTAACATATAATAATTTTTATGGCAAATTGAGAAATGGCGACATTCTTGGTATTTGCAATATACTTGGTCATGTGAGAAAAGTAGAAAACGATGAAAGCGTAAAAATTCATGTTCCTGAAGACCTTGTTTTACAACCAGAGTTTGGAATAAAGTTTTTTAATTTTGTTAAAAATCATACAGACTATTTTTCAGAAGAACCTGGAAACTTATATTTCTCATTTGAGAATATAAATTTTTGGGACTATAGATCGGTTATAGGCGATAATATTAAAGTGAATAATACAAACTATGTTAAAGAAAATAAAATTTGTATTTTTCCTATTTTTGATGCTCCATACAATACATATAGAAATTGGAGTATCGAACTGACAAATTATATTTTACAAAAATATAAATTTGATTATAAAGATTATAAAGTTTTTCTTTGTGTGGATAAAAAGTTAAACAGTTACTATGAAAAGTTAAATTTAGATAATGTAAATTTATCATTTGATTTTGAAGAAAATTTAAATCACATTTTAACGTGTAAAATATATGTCGGCGGTGATACTGGCACGAGTCATTTGGCTGGATCCGTAACAAACCCAGCTATTAATGATTATTATTATTCATGCGAAGGATTGTTGCACACATTACCACTTAATTATAAAACAAACGGTAATGTAAAAATGTACAGTAAATATGGGTGTTCACAATAAAAATTAGGTGTAAAAATGAATGAAAATTTATCTAGACTGCATGAATTTGTCGATGAGTTTATAAGAAAAATAGGAGATTATCCTAAAGATCAATATTCCGGTAAAGGTATTGTAACAACATCCTATGACAAAGAATTTGAAAGTTCTTGGGTGCTTTTAAATGAATTGAAAAGATTAAACGTCGACCTTCCTGTAGAAATTTTTCACAAAGAAGGAGAATTATCTGAAAAACAAATTAATATAATTTCAAATATTGACGCTAAGTTTAAAGTAAAATTATTGCAAGATAACGTAACTGGATGGAGTATTAAACCTTTTTCAATTCTACAAAGTTCTTTTGAAGAAGTTATTTGGATGGATTCTGATAATTGTCCAGTACGAAATATTGAATTCTTATTTGATGACATTGAATATAAAGAAAAAGGATCTCTTTTTTGGAGAGATGTGTGTAATGAAGCATTTAACTATCCAACTGCACAAACATGGGAAGTTTTTAATGTTCCGTATAATGATTGTGAAAAATTTGAAACAGGTCAACTAGTTTTAAACAAGAAAAAATGTTGGAAAGAATTTCAATTATGTTTATTATACACAATGAATTCAAATCTTTATTATCAATTTGTTCACGGTGATACAGGAACATTTAAATTTGCATTCTTGTACTTACACAAACATAAACCTTATTATAGGATAAATTATCATTCTGATAGTTCTTTGGTTCCTTTTGGTTTTATACCTTACGGACCATTTCATGTTGGAGAACCCAATATGTACGGTAAATGGGGTGGCGGTTGCGTGTTAGCACAAAGAGATAGAGAAGGTGAAGTATTGTTCAACCATAGAACAATAAATAAATTTAAGTTGAGTGGAAGTGTGTATCAAAGGCATGTTATTAATGAAAAATATTACCATGAACACATGGAAGAATTGAAAAAAATTTATGGTGAATAAAAATCATGAGAAAAATACCTATTGTAGTTACCGCATATTGTGATGGTGAAGGGTCTGAAATTAAAATTCGAATGGCAGAAAAACTTTGCCAAGAATTAAACAAAACTGGACACTATGTTTGTTTAGCAACACACTCAACATTACCCCAAAGTGTACAAAAACTTTGCAACGCATATATTTACGATTCTGACAATGATTTTCATATCGATGGTTTACCCGTAGAAGGTCGTAATCATGGTATAGCTGAAATCAAATCTGTACATAACGCATTAAATTATTTGGAAAGGTTTGGTTTTAAAGAATTCTTCAAAGTGAGTTACGACATAGATCCAACTTTACCATTTAACACTATTATTGAGAGAGCTCAATTTATTGTCGATAATTATAATAAAGAATTTGTTGGTTCTGGATGGGGCGATAACAGAACATTAGCAGCACTAACATATTATTCTACATTTGATTTTTTTCGTAAAATTACTCCACTTGAAACACCAGAAAAATATAAATCTTGTTTCGAAGTCAGTTGGTTTTTAAGTGCTGAAGAAAAAGGCGTATTGGACAAAGTATACATATCACATATTAGATTGTATGATGATTTTTTAGGGTTTGTTATTAGAGATTATTCACATCAAGCCGGCACAGAAATAGATTATTACCCACATTAGGTTGAACACATGACAACAAATAAATTAATTATTTTTGATTTGGACGGAGTTCTTATTGATTCTAGAGATTTACATTATGATGCATTAAACGATGCTCTTAGAAAAATTGATGAAAAATATGTAATTACAAGACAAGAACATCTTAGTTTATATGACGGTTTAAATACTACTAAAAAACTAAAAATGTTGACTGAGTATAAAGGATTGCCTGTTTCCGAATACGACCGTGTTTGGCAAGATAAACAAAAAGCAACATTTAATCTTATCCGTGGTTTTTGTAAAGAATATCTATTACAGTCCATGTTTAAGCAAATTAAAGATCGTGGATACAAAATTGCTGTTGCATCAAATTCTATTAGGGAGACTGTAAAATTATCTCTACTAAGTATTGGTCTAATGGACGAAGTTGATTATTTTGTTAGTAATGAAGATGTAAGTCGAACCAAACCTTATCCTGAAATGTATTGGAAATGCATGACTGCACTTAATGCGTTGCCTAAAAATACAATCATCGTAGAAGATAGTCATATTGGTAGACAAGGCGCTCTAGATTCAGGCGCTCATCTTTTAGCAGTTGAAAATTCGAATGAGGTCAATTCACAATATATGTTGGAAAGGATTAATAATTTTATGGACACTATTGAAGGAAAAACACAAAAATCTTTGCCTTGGCGCGATAATAAATTAAATGTTATTATTCCTATGGCTGGTGCAGGCAGTCGATTTACTCGGGCAGGATACACATTTCCAAAACCTTTGATTGAAGTTCGTGGAAAACCGATGATTCAAGTCGTTGTTGAAAATCTTAATGTAGAAGCAAATTATATTTTCTTGGTACAAAAACAACATTATGACAAATATAATTTAAAATATCTATTAAATTTGATTGCACCTAATTGTAAAATTGTTCTTGTAGATGGATTGACAGAAGGATCGGCGTGTACTACACTACTAGCTAAAGAATTCATCGACAATGATGCACCACTTTTAATGGCAAATTCAGATCAATATGTCGAATGGAATTCTAATGAATGTATGTATGCATTTTCTGCCGATGCGATAGACGGAGGCATTCTTACGTTTGAGGCCACGCATCCTAAATGGTCTTATGCTAGAATAGGAGAAGATGGTTTCGTTTCTGATGTGGCAGAGAAAAAAGTAATCTCTAATAATGCGACTGTTGGCATTTACTATTGGAAAAGAGGGTCGGATTATGTCAAGTATGCAGAACAAATGATAGAAAAAAACATTCGCACAAATAATGAATTTTATATTTGCCCTGTCTTCAATGAAGCGATTCAAGATGGTAAAAAAATTCGTGTTAAACATATTGAAAAAATGTGGGGTATTGGAACACCAGAAGATTTAAATTATTTCTTAGAGAACAATAAATGAAAGTTGCCGTTCTATTTACAGGAAATATTAGAAGTTTTGACCAATGTAAACAAAATTTTATAGAAAAATTAAGTTTTTTAAATCCTGATTACTATGTAACAACATACGACACAAGATATAATTTTAGAACTTATGTAAATTTTCATAACGATGTTAATTTATCCGATTATGAAATTGTAAATTTCTTTTCTGGTATGAACCTAAAGGCAATAGAGATTGATAATTTGGCAAAAATGTTGGATTATTTTCATTCAGAAAAACAAAAATTTGATTCTTCTATGACTGAATGTGAACAAAATCATTTTTTACAATTTTATAAATTTAAAAAAGGACTAGATTTAGTTTCTAACTATGAAAAAATTTTAAATACAAAATATGATGTTTTGATTCGCGCTAGACTAGACCTTATAATGAAAGATATTAACCATTTGGATCTTTCAAACTTAAAAAACACATTAATAAATGGTTGGGAGATATATTCAAAATGGACCGCTTCTCCAACATCTGATGAGAAAAAAGTTTGGAATGATTTTTTCATGATTTCAACTTTAGATAATATGCATAAAATTATTGATAACCTTTTGTCAGAATTTTATAAAAAAACACATCAGAAAAGTCCTTATGCATTTCCGCACGGTGTTTTCGAAGCAGGAATAGTTAAATCTAATTTGAAAGTTGAGAACGTAGATATATTGCATCGTATTATAAGATATGGTGATGTAACAGAATTTGTACAATAAGAGTAAATAAAATGAAAATTGCAATGATGCTTGTGGGAAATTTTAGAACTTGGGACTCATGTAAAGAAAGTTTTATAAAAACTTTTGGTGAAATTGATACCTTTATTTGCAGTTATGATTTAAGATACGGTTATCATCCTAACGGATGGGGTGTAACTGATTTAAATGATGAACTTATTTCCGAAGATATCTGGACAAATTTTTTATCGGGCATAAATGTTAAAATGTCCCACATTGAAAAAATCACCCATGCAAATAATCTTATACAAAACGAATTATCACATATAAAACTTATTGTACCAAATGTGCCACAGACATATGGACAGTATCGTAAATTTAAAATTGCAACAGATATGGTTCAAGAATATGAAAGAGAAAACAATTTTGAATATGATATTATTATTCGTAGTCGCCTAGATTTAGTTTACAATGATGCACCTTTAGACTATAATATAGGAGAAAATGAAGTTATTTACCATCATGGAACAAGTCCACCAAGTGAATTTCTTGGCGACCAGTTCTTTTTCTCCAAAAGAAATAATATGATTAATATATCAGAATTCATATTTTCTGAATTTTATAAACCAATTTATGATGATAGTCACCTACATCCACCGCATGGTGTATTGCGAAACGCACTTAGACACAATAATTTAACTAAAGTAAACCGTGATGTGGTAAAACATCTGAAAAGAAAAAATGGAGTAGAATTAATACTATGATAAATTTATATAACGATAGTTCAAATATACAAAAAAATCAAGATGTGTATGATAGTTTTAATAACTTCATATTCAGTAACGATAGGTCAGTTTTCAATAAACTGTATAGTAAAATGTTTTTCTATGAAAAAACAAAACATTTAGCCGGCGATATCGTTGAGTGTGGAGTGTTCAAAGGATCAGGTCTTTTGGCATGGTTGAAAATATTATCGATGAACGAACCCAACAGCATTAAAAAAGTAATTGGATTTGATTTTTTTGATCCTAACTTTGTTGATGACATGAAAGATGGTGTTGATAAAGATACAATGAAACAGGTTTTCACTAGAGATAAAAACTTGGATATTGATGACGTTTCATACGAGGGTATTTACAATAAAATTATCAATGCTGGTTTTGATGATTCTAAATTTGAATTAATCAAAGGTGATATTATAAACACCGCTAAAAAAGCAATCGAAGAGAAACCAGGGTTTAGAATAAGTATATTATATTTGGACATGGATTTAGATAAACCAACATATGAAACACTTAACACACTATGGAATAATGTTGTTAAAGGTGGAATAATTATTTTTGATGAATACGCATATCACAGTTGGAGTGAATCTAATGGTGCAGATAGATTTATGAAAGAAATGAATTTGACGTTACATACGACAAATATCAAAGCGCCAACAGGTTATATTATAAAATAAGGAATTAAAATGAAAGTTGCTGTTGTTTTAACTGGTCATTTAAGATGTTGGAAGATTGTAGTTCCTAATTTCGAAGAAAGAATTTTAAAAAGATATAATCCTGATGTTTTTATTCATTCTTGGTCTGATGAAGGATATTGTGATCTTTCTGAAACATCTCTCAAATTTGGTTATTACGAATCTTCACCATCGATTCCAGTTCAAGAGGTTAAAGATGCATTTAATGCTAAAGAAATAGAAATTGAAGACTTTCGACTCTATAATGATCAATATGAAGAATTCACTAAACAGTATACAGAACATCATGTAAGGCCTAAAAATTTATATTCTATGTTCAGTAAAATGAACCGAGGATTAATGATGATGGAAAATTATATGATTAAGACTAATCAACGATATGATTTGATATTGCGTTTGAGGCCAGATTTGATTTATAATGAAGACCTGCCAAATTTTAATCCAAATGTATTCTATACACATAGACATCCAAATCACATGGGCAGAGGCACAGGCGATATGATGCAGATTGGTAATCTATTTCACATGTCTCTTTTTTCTAAAATTCTATATTTCATGCCTGAACTTTATAATGAAGTTGGTTATGTTTGTCCTCATGAAATGTCAGTCGCATTCATCTCTAAATTAAATCTTCCGTGGCAGGAATTAAACATCAACAAAACATTAATGCACACACCTAAAGGCGCATATGTGCCAAAGGAACAATGGTAATGATATATATTGCACACAGAGGACTGATGTATGGTCCAAACAAAGAAATCGAAAATCATCCTGACCAAATAGAATTGGCTTTAAGTAAAGGTTATGATTGTGAAATTGATCTTTGGAAAATGGAAAACAAATACTTTTTAGGGCATGACGGTCCTGAATATGATGTAGATTTAAAATTTTTATCCCAACAGGGGTTGTGGATACATTGTAAAAATCTAAACGCACTACACGATATGTCAACTCAAGAAGAATTTTTCAATTATTTTTGGCATCAATCAGACGATTTCACACTAACTTCAAGTGGTATTATTTGGACTTATCCTGGTAAAAATCTAACCAACAATAGTGTCTGTGTTGTACCTGAAAGATACATGGATATTAATCAATTCAAAGAAAGGTGTTTTGGTGTTTGTAGTGATTATGTTGGAGAGATGATTTGAAAATAGTCTTAGTTACAGGAGGGTTTGATCCTTTACATAGTGGACATATTGATTATTTTGAAGCAGCAAAAAAGTTGGGCGATATGTTGATTGTTGGGTTAAACTCAGACGAATGGTTGCAACAAAAAAAGGGCAGATCGTTTATGCACATCTACGAAAGAGAACGTATTGTCAGTTCTCTCCGTGTAGTTGATCGAGTTGTTTGTTATCCTGATGCGGATGGAAGCAGCAAAAATGCAATTACTGGCGTTAGAAAGATGTATCCAGATGCCACTATCGTATTTGCTAACGGTGGAGATAGAACACTACAGAACATTCCAGAAATGGATGTCAATGTTGACAACATTGAATTTGTGTTTGGTGTAGGCGGTGAAGATAAAAAGAACAGCAGCAGTTGGATACTTGAAGAGTGGAAAAATCCTAAAACAGAAAGACCGTGGGGTTATTATCGTGTGATATATGAACTGCCTGGAATAAAAGTTAAAGAGTTGACAATTGATCCTGGCAAAAGACTTAGTATGCAAAAACACAATTATCGAAATGAATATTGGATAGTATCGGAAGGTAGATGTATAGTGAATTTATGCATGGAAAGTGGTTACGAATTGCCAAGTCAAACCTTAGAACTACACTCTCAAATTAAAATACCAAAAAAAGAATGGCATCAATTGACCAATCCATTTGATACTCCTTGTAAAATTGTAGAAATACAATATGGCGAAGAATGCGTCGAATCAGATATTATTAGATCAGAAAAAGACATTATATATCAAATACAATCTTTATAAAAAAAATTGCATTAGGAGAAATAATGCATAAATAATAAAACCGCAATCAAAGTGTTTTGCAAAGGAAACCGATGAGATCATTTTTATTTTTTCTGAAGGAAGAAGCAGAAGAAGATAAATTAAAGCATATTGCTCATGCTGAAGATCGTCCAATATTACATGGATCAGAAGGGTTCTCACACACTCACGGTGCCTTGATGCAGGCACATGAACACATTAAGTCTGGCGGAAATAGTTCTGCGCTTACAATGAAATATGATGGATCACCATCAGTCGTATTTGGACACCATCCAGAAAACGGCAAATTCTTTGTTGCGTCAAAGTCTGCGTTTAATAAAACACCAAAAATCAACTATACTCACGCGGATATTTTAAAAAATCATGGTCATGCGCCAGGATTAGTGGAAAAACTTCATGCATCATTAAATCACCTCAAAAAGATTGCACCCAAAACTGGAGTGTATCAAGGCGACTTGATGTACACACATGATGACTTAAAACACCATAAGAACGGTAAAGTATCTTTTACACCAAACACAATCACCTATACCGCAAAAGGTGATGATGCAGACAAAATAAAAAAATCCAAAATGGGAGTTGTGGTGCATACACAGTACCACGGCAAAGATATTGCGTCGATGAAGGCAGATTCGCATCCGGATTTGCACAACTTTCAACATCATTCTGACGTTTGGCAAAAATCACCCAACCATGACACAAGACAAGTCCATTATTCGGAACATGACCAAGAAGCATTTCATAAACACATGGAAGCAGTTAAAAAGATACATGATGAACACGGTAAAGAAATGTATAAATCAACTGAACCTCATCAAGGTGAAGGCAATCATTTAGAAACTTACATCAACGATACCGTCAGAAAAGATCAGACACCTTCAGTAGAAGGCCTTAAAAAGCACATTCAAGTTAAATCCGAAAAAGAAATTGCAAAGTTGAAAACACCAGCCGGAACTACACGGAAAAGAGGTATACTTAATACGCATTTAAACCACATAGAAAACAACAAAGAACATTATAATAATCTATTAAAGATGCACCACCATTTACAACAAGCGAAAAATGTATTGGTAAATACACTTCAACAACATGAAGGCGGATTAGAACACCATATTGAAGGTAAGAAAACAGGTCCAGAAGGGTTTGTTATTAATCATGCTGGTAAACCAACTAAATTGGTGGATCGTGCAGAATTTGCTAAAGCCAATCTTTTAAAGGTCAGAAAATGAAATCGTTTTTGGAATTAATTGCTGAAGAAGAAAAGACACATAAACCGGTTGTTATGGCTTTTGGTCGGATGAATCCTCCGACAACAGGACATATGAAGTTAATCGATAAAGTTCATGAAATCGCCGATAAAGAACACGCACACCATGTTGTTGTTGCTTCACATTCGCAAGATGCAAAGAAAAATCCATTATCGGCAAAAGAGAAAATAAAAACTCTCAAAAGATATTCACCAAAAACAAATTTTGTTGCCGCATCAAAAGAACATCCTTCATTAATACAACACGCCGCAAAGTTAAATGCTGCAGGACATGACCATTTAATTATGGTTGCAGGATCAGACCGTGTCAAAGAATATCATAAACTTTTGCACAAATATAATGGTCATGCATTCAATTATAAGAAAATAGAAGTCCGTTCCGCTGGTCACCGTGATCCAGATGCCGAGGGTACAGAAGGTATGTCTGGTTCAAAAATGAGAGAACACGCAAAAAATAAAGACTTTTCTTCTTTCAGGCAAGGTGTTCCATCTCATGTATCAGATGAACACGCAAAACAATTAATGCATGATACTCGTAAAGGTATGGGTTTGCATGAAGATGTTAATCGTGGAAAATACAAGGCCATATTTGTCACCGGTGGTCCAGGTTCCGGTAAAGATGTTGTGATTCGTGAAGGTATTGCAGAACAACGTGCAGTTGAAATGAATTTCAGTCAGGTATTAAATGTATTAAATGCCGTACATAAAAGAGCATTTAATTCTATGGATCCAAAAGTTGAGGCCGTTCGGTCCAGAGGTCCTTTGATTATCAATGGTCCAGCAGATGATTATGAAAATATTACGCAAATCAAAGAAGAACTGGAAAATCTAGGGTACAAAACTATGATGATTTTTGTACACACAACAGATGAAGTCAGCAAAGAAAGAAATATGAACTTAAAGAGAATGGTGTCCGAATCTGTAAGACATGATAAGTGGATAAAATGTAACAAAAATATGAAGCACTTCAATGAACAATTTGATACTTTCCATATATTTGATAATAATGGAGATATGGAATCGTTGGAAGAAAGTATTACAGATATTTACACAGAAAATAATAAGTTCTTGGATAAAGATTTGTTGGAAGAAAAAGTATCTATGTTTAGTGAGAAATTGAAAAAACACGCAAAAGAAAACAATAGTCCGGTTATGCAACTCACAAGAAAGATGGGAAAAATTGACGATGTAAGAGATGGTGATGTTAAAAGCAATTCTGGTTATACATTCAGAACTTATACGGAATCAAATCCAACATTAACAGTCAGTGCTCAACCTAGACAGACAAAATTTAGTATGGACAATAATAAAGAAAAGACAATGAAGTCCAAGGGTTTAAAAGATGCACCTACAATTAATGCAAGACTTAGAAATACTGCTGGACTTGGACGCGAGTTTGATACCCGTCAACAAGGCACAGTTTATCCGATGTCCGGTTTAGGTGATGTTACATACAGAGAATCAATTGATGATCCTGGTTACTCTGATATGGGTGTTGGTGGTGTATTGGGAGGATCAAGTAATAAAGAACCCATGCAAACATTATCAAATCCATTGACTTCTGGTATTGTATTTGACAAGAAAAAGAAAAAGAAATAAATACAACAATATAACTAAGAATAAAAAATGAAATCATTTAAAACTTTTATTACGGAAAAAGTTGACCAAAAAGATTCTGTCACTTTTGATATACCATTATTGATTAGAGTTTTAGAGTTGGCTAGAGAAGATGTTAAAACGGATATGGAATTACACCGTGTGGTCGAAAGACTAATTAACATTCGTAATAAAGGTGTTTTGACAATGGATGAATATGATTTCATTGCCGGGTTAAAGAAAAAATTAGGCGAAGATATTTTACATGAAGTCGCTGCGTGGCAGAGAAGTGCTGGTAAAGATCCGGAAGGTGGTTTAAATAGAAAAGGAATTGCTTCTTATAGAAGAGAACATCCT